GTCATTGTGTTAGGCATTGTCACTGTAAATGATGCAGCAACTCCTGCTAGGTTATTCTCGAATCTCTCTGTAAAGAACTCACATGTGAAAGGTGTGTCGAGCTGGTATGCGTGTCTGTAGTCTGACTTTCTCTCTAGAACCGCATGCAATCGACCTGCTACAGCAAGCTGTGTGTTTAGCACATCGATCTCGTTGTTGTTGCCTCTTAGTTCTGATGTGTTTTCTTCTTTAGACACATCTAAAATGTCCATGAGTATAATTGACACATCTACTGATATTGTGCTGGCATTGATTGATGCTTGACTGACCTGTAGATGACACAGAGGATAGATGTTTGACCTGTTGAGGTCTATGTCTGTGATGTCGCCTTGTGTGACCTTATTTACAAAAGGCTCTGCAATAGCAGCTTCTTGTAGATCATCAATGACTTGGAAATAGGTATTCATATTGTTTTGATAAATATTGGTGTCAACTCTTCAACTGTATCTATTTTAAGTGTTACAAACTCTTCAAGCCACTCTAAGGCTTCATCAAAACTTAGTGATGGATCTGCTTTTAACACACAGTCAATTCCTTTCCAGAAATCATAGTAGGCTATCTTAGGCTCTGATGCAGATATACCGATCAGTGCTTTCTCAAAGCCATCAGAAAGAATGATCTCTTCATCATCTGACAAATAGGCTCTGTCGTAAAGAGAGTTGATCAATTCAGCTTTGCTTTGCATTTCTTATCTTTTTTAGTTCTATTTCTGTTTTCTGTTTCTCGAAACTCAGCCAAGTCAGGCAGGCTGAATAGTTGAGTCTAGAGATCTCTTCAAATTTTGTCAGATCACCTTTCGCGATGTGATAGAAGGCTGTCCACCATCCAAAGTTGTCATGAAGCGCTTCTTCATTGCTGGCGACAGTTCTTTCACTTGATTCTGTAAATAAGACTCCAAATGTTTCAGAGACTCTTTCCTTAAACTTTGCAAAAAAAAAATCGCTCCTAATGCCACATCTAAAGGCATGTCCGTCATGTCAGCTCTTTTATCAGAGTCATACTCTTCAATCAGATACTGCTCTTTGTGTTTTTGTTTTACTTTTCTAAACAGTACTCCCATCGCTTCATGCATTGTGTCCCAGTCGCTCATCAGTGTGTCTAGATCTACAAACTCTCCGAAGGTCATATCTGTCAGCACTGGGATGAATCCGTATTCAATGCCTTGCTTTTCAAACCTCTGGATCAGCTTTGGTTTCTTTTCAAACATCTTATTGATGATCTCTGTGACCTCAACAATTGATGTGTACTTGTACTGATCAACTTTTGCCAACTCAACACCACAGAATATCTCAATGGTTTTCTTTCTCAGAAAATCGATGTCAGGATCTTTACTGACTATCTTATTGAACTTCTGATACTGTCCTAGTGTTATCTCAGACAGCTTGTTGGGTACTGTTAGCTTTTGTGTTGTCATTTGTTTATACTTTAAAAACGTATGTCAATCTGTTTATCGGTCTAGGTTTTAGAAAAAATTGTATTCGCCTAGGTTTGGGTTCTTAAGCTGATAGCTTATCGCATATCTCAAAGAGTCTAGAGCGTGGTTGTATTTGTCAATCGGTGTGCTTGATTTCTTGTCGAGCCAGATGTAGTTGTTGAGCTCTTTCACTAAATGCACAGCTTGATCATCATTGTGGATCACTAGATCATAGTCTTGGATCATAGCAATCCCAAATGTCACACTGCCTTGACCTTTTATGCTAGGTACAATGTTGCATGTGTTTTTGAGTTCATGGATCAGTCGAACCTCGCTGCTATCTGCTATGATCAGTGAGTCACCTGCATGCTTTCTGTAGAGTGTTCTTAGATCTGATGTTGTAAGTGCTTTGAGATAGAAGCAGAGCTGTACATAGATGATCTTTCTGTCTCTGTCTATTGACGTTTTCAAAAGCACATTCTCATCTTGAGAGAATCCGAAATCTGCACCAAAGACAGCTGGAGACACTTCTTGGAACTCTCCTAGTTTCCAGTTTGTGTAGATCACACCTTCTGATCTCTCGATCCAGTTACCTTCGATCACTGCTTTGTATCTCTCTGGTCTTCTTTCTTTCATTGTTTCTATCTGTGCTATGTAGCTCTGTGATAGATTCTCGATGTTGTCTTTGTAGGTTGTGTGTATGTAGGTCGTGTCACCCTTTGACATATTGCTGCCAGCAGGCACACCTCTGTCTTGATAGAACCTCTGATAGATAAAATGCTCTTTTGTACTTGGATTAAGCAGCAGGATCACTCTGTTCTGTTTGTCTTTCTGTCTGACTGATAGATCTATTTTGTCAAAGGAGTCTTCATCAATCTCTTCTGCTTCTTCCATTACCCATGTTGTGACACCCTGCAGAGACTTTAGGTTTGCTGTTTGATCACCAGATGAGGTTTTGATACCTCTAAAAAGAATCTTTGATCCATTCTCTCTGTTGACTATTTCATCTCTTGTGATCTTATAGAGTGGATTGAGACCCAGCATCTCTATTTTTTCTTTGAACTCAGGAATGATAGAAACGCTTGCTGATCTAAGCGTGTATCTAGTAAATAAGATTGTGTGTCCTGCTTCTTGTGTTAGACCTAGCAGAAACATGCCTGTGAAGAACGACTTCCCAGAACCTCTACCTCCTGTGAGTATTGTGTATCTCGTAGAGTTCCAGAACCTCTTGTACTTGTAGTTAAATTCAATCTGTGTCTGTTCCTCTATCATCTTTGAAAACAAATAGCTTCGAGAAATCAATAGAAGGCACATCAGAGTTGAGATCTATGTTTTCCTTAGCTTGACCATAGCCAGAGTCTAAGAGTGCCTTATATGCTCCCACATCGCCTTGTCTGGCTTTTTTAATTAGAGCTAATGTCATCAGGTCTTCTTGTGACATTTGTTCTTCCTCAAGCGTTAGAGGGTTGACAGCTTTAGTATTTACATTAAGCCATTTCCTAGCTGTTGTTGATCTATTCTTTGCACCCTTTGGTCTTCCATTAGGATTGCCAGATTGTCCTTTTTTCCATTGGTGTTTTTTTATTGGCTCATTTTTGTCCATTTGGCTGTATTTTGGCTGTAATTAGTTAGGATCTCTTTTAGGAATGATTCCATATCTTTTCTCGACCTCAACACCAGAATCTGGCTGAGGTGGAATCCAGTAACCAACCACATGGTTCACTCTATAGTTCCAGAAGTCGTCTGGAAACGGATCATTTGGTTTTACTTTCTTTAGTATTTTTTCTCTGTGTTTAGTCATGATAAATAGTTAAGCAGAAATCAATCAGTGGTAAGTAAAGCACATAATCTGTGCAGTTAGTTTGTTCGTAGTGTCTTATGCCTATCAGCAGACCTCCATAAAGTCCAATTGTAAACTCCCAATCATTTTCCACAGCAATCACATTTTGGTTTTTCTTCTTTTTCCTCTGTCATCTTTGGCATAGGTAGATCTACCCCCCAGTTTGTTAGGTCTTCCATTTCCCACTCATTAGCCAGCATGTCAAAGTCCCAATCTCCTGCATTTGTATTGTCTTTTATGACAAACTCTCTCTGCTTAGATTCACTCCATCCTTCTGCAACATCAATCCATATTTCTGACATGCCAGCATCCTGAGCAGCTCTTAGTCTCATGTTGCCTCCCAATACCAGAAGTTCTTCATTGACAACAACTGGTCTTTTTTCTAGCATCTCAGGGAAATTCTCTATTGACTTGACCAGAGCGAAGTATTTGTCGTCTTTGATCAATCTAGGGTTGTCTGGATGCTTTCTTAGCTTATATATTTTCTCTAGTCTTTTAGTCATAGTCGTACTTTGACAGCTCGTATCTAAGGTCTTCAATGATCGATCTAAGGCATGCAGAGCATGTTGTAGGTTTCTCGTTTGTTCTGTAAACCTTGTTGTAGATTCTGTATAGTGTATCTCTCTCTTGTTCGTTGTTTAGTCTTTTACCATTGTAGGAATCAAAAAACATAGTCAGGTAGTCAAACTCATCCTGTGTCAGATGCCCTTTTTTGGGAAACCATTTGTTTAGAGTTGCTTTTCTCTTATCACAACCACAGTCTTTGTTGACTGCTTTTGCTACTGTGTCAACAGCTTTTTTAATGCCTAGTGGCTTAGTGATGAATTTTTCTATGTCATCTCCGAGACCTTTGCTCTTCATAGTATTGCTTTTTTAGTTTATCATTTATTTTGACTTTGCATCTCTTGACTGTTCTGTAAATTGTCGAGACAGATAGCTTAGTTGCTTTGCTCATGTTGTTAGTGTGATTTTTAAACTCGTATCTGTAGAGGTTAAAAACCTTTCTGTCGAACCAGTAAAAACTATCTACATACTCATCAATCTTTTCTTCTATGTCTTTTTCGCTATCTAGGATTACTTCTGGCTGCTCTGCATAATATCTACGATTTCTCACATGGACATGAAAGTCTGGATCGTCAATTGACACAATTTTTTTCTCTCGTCTGATCAGATCTATGTACATGTTTTTGACGATGTTGTATAGTTTAAACGGACTTGAATCAGATATTCGGTCTAGGATTTTGTTGATCACTGATGGATCATTGTTTGCTTTTTCGATCTCAGCATACATTTTTAAGAACAGATCATGTGTGATGTCTTCATGATATTGGCCTTTTAGCCTGAAGTATCTCTGATCTATTTCATAGATGTAATTCTTGATCCGATCATATTTGCTGGCTATGTATTCAATGGCTTGTTCCTTAGTCATCTGTTTAGTGCTTTATATTTCTCAATAATATCCACTAGATCAAACCTGCTCCATTTAAATGCATTCTTCTTTGATAGATTTACCTGCTCTTCTAAAGCCTCGAGTCTATCAAGTCCAATTTTGTCTGTTAGATTAATCCTGTAGTTGATTAGATTACCACTCATGTAGTAATTGCAGGAGAGGCATTGTCCATGCACATTGTCCTCATTGAATCTTAGAGATGGGTGTTGTCCTGCAGAATAGTAGTGTCCTGCTTGCAGAGTTCTTTTTTTGCCACATGATATGCAAGGCTTCCCCTTGTCTCTATTTCGGATGTAGAGATGAAAGTGTCTGACAGCTATTTTTAAAAGCTGTGGGACTGTTTTGTTTCTGTAGATACTCTTAGCCATAATTAAATGGCTATCTGGACTTCGTAAAGCTACAAATAGACTTTTGTTTTCTGGTTCTCAAACTTTAAACAAAAAGAGCAGCTTATAAACAAAAAACTCCCCACATTTCTGCAGGGAGCGACTTAAAAACAAAAAATTAAAATGAAAAAAGAATCCTTATAGCGGATCAGACTATTCTTTATTAAAAAGGTAAATCATCATCTGGTTGTGATGTTTCTGTTTTATCTAGCATTGGAAAAGGTGTAAGCTCTTCTGTTTGATCATCTTGTTGTTTTTCTATTTCAAACCCTTTCAGATTATTGAAAAAGACTTCTGGATCAGTTTGTGCTCTTTGCCATTTGCTTCCAGATAAATAGCAAATGACTCGCACAATATCTCCTTCCTGAATGTTAGCTTGTTTGATTTTCTCTGTTCCATTTTTGTTCCACTCAATTTTGAAGTAGTCTGAGTATTCTTCTTTGTTTATGTCTGGAACATAAAGAATGAGAAATTGTTTTTGATAACCATTTGCTTTTCTTTCTATGTCACCAATTTTGTGGACAGTTCCTGTCATTTCTAGTTTGTAACTCATGTTTTAGTATTTAGTTGATTTTCTTTCTGTAGAGACCTCAGCAAGTCCCTGTTTGATTTCTATGTTTTTGCTGATAGATCTATTCGCTGCTATGTCACATCTCTGTTCAAAGTAGTTTGCGAATATTTTTAGAATCTTATCTATTCCTAAAGATTCATAGAACTCACCATGCTGACCTTTTATGATCTGAGAGAACAGAAGAGTCAGATCAGAAAACTTTAGTGATCCGAAGTCTGATATAATCATGTGAGTTGCGTATTCAATTTGTTGCTCAGTCATTGGTCTTTTTAGAGCGAGCAGTTCGTTTAGGTGAACAAGCCAACCCATCAGCACAGCTTCTGAGAATTGCAAGCCTGCTTGTCTAGTCACAGAATTGATTGTGCCTGTAGTCTTGTCGTCAATAGCTTCTTCTATTGTTCTGACCTTACTCGACATCTGAAGCATTAATCTGTGCGGATTGTATCTTTCTAATAATTTCCCGTTTTGTTGTTTCGTAATTTGTTTGTCCATTCCTTTTTGTTTTAGTGATTATTTCATCCTCCCAACTATTGTTGTTCAAAAAAGTCTGAGGATTTTTTCTATATGCCTTGTCTGGAGTTGCATCTAGATAAGAGGGTAGATAGTCAATGATCTGCTGTTTTGTTTTATGTGGTAAAGCATTCCATTTCTTTTCTATTTTATCTTTAGATCCTACTTTCTTGTCATAGAGATTCCAGAAATCAGAAAAAGCTGGATAGATTTCAACTTTAATTTCATTTTCATTTTCATTTTCATTTTCATTTTCTAAAGGCATTGCCATGGCATTGCCATTGCATAGAGTCTGATTAGTAGTTGATTTGTCTTTGTTCCAGCGTTTAAGAGCATTCTCTCGCTGTTTAAGTGAATGTGCAGCTCTCTTTTCTCTTTCTCTTTCAACCCTCTGATTGTAGTAAAGACCATTTTCATCGATGCGAAACTTAGCCAGAACATCTGCGGTGGGAATGCCATGGCATTGCAATTGCATAACCTTCTTTGTTAGATGCCCTTTTTGGTGCTGTAAGCATAGTAAAGTGATGAATTGACCTCTTTCCTCCATTGTTAGATCAGTGACACCTGTGAGAAAATCAGAGCTGTACATTAAAAATGCAGGATCTTTACTCATCGTATATTTCAAATGATTTTGTTTGCCTATCTATGATCTCATGTATTTCGTCTCTTGTGATCCTGACTGATGTCGTTCCTTCTAGTATGTCAACAGCAGCAGCATAGACTCTGGCTGCAGTTTTTTCTGAAAGCCTTTGCACTAATTCAGAGAGAGCTTTTTTTACAGGAGGTACGTCTTGCTCGCCATCTATAGTGTGAAACCTTCCATGAAAGTGTTCTGCTTTCCTTCTAAATTCTACATCAGTTGCGTAGAGCTCATCATATTTTTTACAACAGTGCAGAATTGTTGCGTGATCTTTTCCTAAAAAATGTCCAATAAATGTCAGGCTGTAGTTTTTATGCCATCTAGCAAACTTGCAGAATATTTTCTGCAGATCCTGCTGTTCTCTTTTTCTAGATTTGTCTTTAATGTCAATCCCTGTCTCATCTAAAATGGTCAGATAATAGTGTCTGAGTAGATGGTCTTTTGTTTGATCTTTAATTGGGTATTTTGCTTTATATTGCTTCATGCTTTTAATATTTTAAGCTATGGGAGGCATTTTCTATTGTCCAGATAGCTCGCCTCCCTTTTATGCTTTCGTTAAAACAATTGATGATTTGTTGTACTTCCATTTTGGCAGCGTAAGGATTTGACCTTCTGCATCTGCAAACTTGTGTCCCTCTAAGGTGACTGTTGCTCCAGACTCAACACCCTCAAGTGCTTGTCTGTATTTCTTTTTCAACTCTTCTAGATGCTTTTGCATCAGCACGACCTCTTCACAATCACTGTAGTCAACTGTCTTAGATCCTTCCCTTCTTGTGATCTTATAGTCACCCCAGATGTAGTGATCAGTGCCTACTAGATTCTCAAGTGCAATCTCTTCAATCTGTTTAAGTGTGTTTGTAAATTCTTTTGTGAGTTGTTTTAGTTGAAGAGCTGCAAACTCAGAAGGAATGTTTCCTTGATGTACTTGTCTTACTACATCATCTAAGAACATCTTTGCTGTTCTTTTTCTTGTTATTAGCTCTTTCTCTTTGTTGTTAACTTCTGATGTCAATTCAATTTTTGTGTCCATGTTTGTTTTTATTTACTTCGACTTAGTTCATCTGTTTCGACTTCCCATTTCTCTTCTGCAACGTACACACCCTCGTTTGCAAATCCTGTTAGGGTAAGGATGGCTCTGCCTTTGCCTCTTTTCTCAGCCATACAGCCTAAATAAGAAACTCTGCAGTTGTCTTTGCTTGCCTCACCTATAGTGTTGAAAGGTTTTCTGTCACCCCAGCGAGCTGTGCATTTCAGTGTGACTAACTGATTTGGGATGCACAGTGGTTCAATTGACTCAAAGTCGAACTCGATGTTTTCTATTGCTTGAATCTTATCAATACCGCTTTTTAACATAAAGGGTACTTCTTTGTTTCCATACTTTTGAACGAAGAAGTCTTTTCTAGACAATCCATAAGTTTCGCTCAGTTCTCTTAGTTTTTCGTTTTGCATTGTGTTTTATTTGTTTAGATATTCATCAGCAGCCTTTTGTGTGACCACTTTTCTTTTTCCTCTGTGTACAACCTTAAGTCTGTTCTCAGCGATGTCTGTCTCTATCGTCTTTCTAGACAGTCCTGCCATCTCTGCAACATCTTTTATTGTCAAAAAGCTAGGTGCTTTTGGTTGTTCGATAAATCGTGTGAGGTGATTTATTCTGTCGATTGCTTCATCAAGCCTAGTCTCTAGTGCTTGAAGTTTGATTTCGTTTTCTATGTCAGTCATTATACAGTGATTAGGTTTCTGATGTCTTTTTTTATTTCTTGAAGCTGTTGTGGAGTGAAAGTCAGCTCGTTGTTTTCGTTGTCTAGAAGAGAGACAACTAAAAAGAGTTGTTCTGTTTTGCATTGTTTTTGAAAGTCATACTGTGTCATGCTGCCAGATAAAATCAAAGTCATTTCATTGTTTAGAGGGATGAGTTGGTACTTGTACTCGACCTTGACTGTATCCTTGCCAATTTTTGTTCTTTGTTGCAGCTTCAAATTGTTAACTTCTTTGATAGCTTTTAGTGCTTCAAGGTGCTGTTCGTTTGTCATTTTTTATTTATATTTAATGAACATAAAAAGAATAGATTTCTCTTTTTGTTCTATTTCTTTATCAAATATATACATAAAAGAATATAATTACCAAATCTTTACTATTTTTTTTCTTTTTTGGCATATTTGAGTAGGTTTTTGGAAATCTTTTTTCTTTTTTACACAAAACAAAACACATGGAATCGGCACAAAGCTTAAGGCTCAAAGAGTTCATTGATGATACTGGTATGACAGTATCTCAATTTGGTAAACAATGTGGCTTCGCATCTGCATCAACATTGCACAATGTCATATCAAAAGGCAAAACACCATCACAAAAGGTTCTAGAAAAGATCATCAAGAGGTTTCCACAGCTAAACTATGACTGGGTTGTGCTTGGGTATGGTGAAATGATTGTGAAAGGATTTGCAAAATATCCTGTATCTGCTAATAGCCTACAAAGGTCAACTGATGCGAGTTTCGGAACGATACAAGAAAGCCTACGGAATCATGACTACTCACTTAATGAGCTAGCTAAAATGATTAACACAGCTATTCTAAAATCAGAACAGACCAATGAGATTTTGATAAGCAAAGTTGATTCTTTAGTTGATAAACAGAAAGTGATGCATGAGCTGTTCTTTGAAAAGGCTGCTGCAAAAACCATTGAGAGAGACGAGTTGATTAGAAAATCACTACAAAAGTATGCAGATAATTTAGTGCAAAGAGTCGAGCTTAAAATGGATCAGAAGTATGAAAACTACTTGCAATTGATTACAAATCTTGATGCTGAAAGAAAAGCATTGCTCAAAAAAATGTCAAACGAAATACAAAAAGCCATTGAGTCTGTTTTTGAAAATAGCCAAAATAATACTAAAAAAGCATTGATAGCACTAGACGCTAGGTTTGAAGAGTTGAAGCAGGTGTCAGAAAACAACAGAAAAGAAGCCATTGAGACATTCAAACCAGTCCTAGGTCAGTTGTCTAAAAACAAAAAACCTTAGTCCCAAGCCTTTATGATGGCTTCTGAGAGCCGATCTTTATCAACTCTTATGTAGTTTTCTAGCGTTTTAAGAGACTTGATCCCTGTGACCTTCATGATCAGCGAGTGGCTCACTCCTTTCTGTTCTGACAATGTTATAAATGTCCTTCTTGCTGTATGCGAAGCAATAAGTTTGTATCTAGGTATCTCTTCTGTTTCTTTTCTATTTCCGAAAAACCTATCTCTAGTCACTATCTCTGTGAAGCCTGCAATCCTGCAGATCTCATGTATGTGATCATTGAACTTTTGACTTGAAATTGTTGGGAGTTCCCAGTCATATTTGTCCAACAAAGCCTTAAGCTTTCTAGTGAGAGGTATGTATGAAAACTGACCAGTCTTTTTTGCTCTGATTTCTATATTGTTACCGACAACAAACTTTTTATTGAATCTTTTGTAGTCAGAAAAACGCTGCCCTGAATAGCATCCAATCAAAAACAAGTCTCTATAGTAGTCTTTGACAGGATCTAGATCTAGTGATTCGAGTGTGTCTAGATCAGAGAGAGATAGTGAGATGTGTGACGTTTCCCTTTTTTTGATTTTAACATCCTTGAATGCTGCGTTGACAGTGTAGCCATTTTTGACACACCAATTAAGAAAAGATTTGAAAAAGCCTAGCTTTCTCTGTAGTGTATTGTCAGAGATGTTTTTTTCTTTTCTAAAGTAAGCTATCAGATCATTGAAAAAAGCACTGTCGAAATCAGACAGATAGAAAACCTTTTTCTTTCTTTTCTGGATCTGAAGGATAGCAGTGTGAATCCTAGTGTATTTTTGCCAACTGTCTTTTTTTATAGACTCACTGTCTTTCTTTTGTTGGATATAGATCTGAAAGTAGTCAGAGTAGTTGAGTCTTTTAGTTACTTGTGCTAGTTGAAAATGCTCATCAAACTTGTTTTTTACTATTTCTTTAGTCAGACTCTCCTTATAGTACCTTTTTAGATCATCAAAGACTTTCTGGTATTCATTGAGCTCATGTGTGATTTTCCTATTTGCCTCACCTATCTCACCTCTTCTTGCTTTTGGTCTTTGATTTTTTATATCCCATTCAGATCTGTCAATTTTTATTTTTGTAGAGTATCTGCATTTTTTTCCATAGAGATAGAAAACAAAAAAAATATAGTTTTGATCTCCATGTAGCAGAAAACTCATTTGGTGTCCATTTTAGTGTCCGTTCAAAACTACAAAATAATAGAAAATGTAAGTAAAAAGTAATGTAAATGAAATGTAATAGAAAGAAAAGTACAGTATTTACAAGGATTTGCTAAAATCTACTAATGCAGTTCAAGTCCCTCTTTCTCCGCTTAATCCTCTTTTAACCCCTGCAAATAGTGGGGGTTTGTTTTTTTGGTGTCCGTTTTAGTGTCCCTTTAGACAAAAGTTAGAGCTCCATTAAGCAGTTTATTGCTGTATGTCCTCCGAGGATCACTCCGCATCCAATAGCTTGTTTTTTGAAGTGTCTAGCATAAGCAGCAGCATAAGCACTTGAATCAATACCACAACCAACTTGCATGCCAAAAATTCTGAAGTTTCTACCTACCATCCACTCTGTGTAAGCCTGTGTGTGAATGTGACCTTGCACAGAACTCATCATGTCATTCTTTGCCTTTGTTCTAGCAGTGCCACCCTCTCCATGTATGTACTGCACATTATCATAGACTATTCTCTCGATCCAGTTCCAGTTTGTGCCTAGGACATCATTGTATGACTTGATCCATATTTTAGGAATAGCAGAGTCAAATGCTTTTCTCATGATCATTCTGTCATGGTTTCCGATGCAGACATCTGCTACAGGGAACTCTCTCGACCATTTCTGTATTGCTTCAATAGCTAGTTGCAGCTCGTCACCACCTCCAAGTCCATCTGGATCTGTTGCGTGAAAACTAGCATAGTGGTTGTCAATTATGTCACCAATAAAAACTACTTGATTGCAGTTGTATTTGCTGTAGGTTTCTTTACAGAAATCAAAATAGCCATCAAGCTCAAAAGGTGCGTGTAGATCACCAATAACAAGAATACGTCTTTCGTTTTTTGTTATGTGATTATAGGCTGCAAGTTTGTTACCATAGAGTCTAGGTCTTTCTTGATGCATTTATTCATATTTGGTTTTGTTTATCAGATCTGTTTTCTGCTTACTTCCTGCAGATGATCCAAAGTAGTATCCTATGACTTGAGTAAAGGCTGCGACCACAGCACCAAAACCCATGTCGAACAATCTCTGAGACTCTTTTGGTATTTCCCAGAGACCTATTGCTCCTGCAACAACCGCAACAAATGACAGTGTAATTCCCCATCCTACTGTCTTAAATAGAATGTCACTAGAACCTGATGCAATCGCTGACATTTCACGCTGTCTAGCAGAAGCTCTATCTGCAACCTCAGCTTCATAGGCTTCTAAAACAAGCTCCTGTGCTCTTATTTTGTCTTCAGCAGGTGCATCTGATTCTTTGATCGATGCAATTACATCCTCAACACCCATGTTTCCATTGATCAGGTTGCCTAGTGTTGGATTAATCAGACCTACTGATGCTTTTATCAGTTTGCCAACAGTAGTCTGACCGAACTTTTTCTTGTTTCTGCTCACTTTTTCTTTGCTGGTTTGTTCCTGCCCTGTTTTTGTGCTCTAGTACAGTGGCTGTATTTACCTCTTCTGTTAAGTGCTTTTCCCATTTTTAGAGTGTTACCTACAGTTCCTGATTTAATAAGTCCAAATACAGTGCTGTGATGGCTTTTCTGGATCTGTGTCGAGGTGCACGAACGTCTTGGCAACACCAATTCTATTGATATTGACAGCCAAGGCTGCTGAAATGATCTTGTGCCTTGTAACTGAGTCTGTGGCAGCAATGTCAACTGCAAATCCTTTGAGATGGGCAGAGTTTTTAGATGCCTTGTAGCCTTTGTCTTTAAGCGATTGATTGTATTCTTTTGTTCTATATCCGCTTGTGATTTTAAACGGGACACCTGCTGTCTCCCTGCATTGATCAAGGAGCTGCAAGAAACTAGCATCCATGTTAATGCCAGAATTTGGAAGGTCAGGCGAATCAAATTCACTGTAATTGAAGTATTTCATTTGTTTAGGGTTTGATACAACCATGAGACAAGCAGATACTCTACAAGTCTGCAGGCAATGTAGAATCCAAAAAATTCCATCTTATTTGCTCAAATGTGTTCCATCACACAATCCTTGAGGATGTGAGGTGTTACCACATTGACAGGGTTTTGACTGTCTCATGATTCTTTAGATTTTTTGATTTTTTTCTTGATCTCATCTTTGAGATCATCAAATGCATCCTCAACTGCATCTGGGATTCCGTCTTTGTCACTATCTGCTACGATACCATTGTAGGACAACACAACGACAATGACAGCAAGAATCAGAATTACACTTAAAAAAATAAACATTTGTACTGTGATTTTTATTTGTTTTTGTTAGCTTGTTTTTCCATTGCTGTTCTTGCTAGATGTCTATCATCATGAGATAGAGCAGCTTGAAGAACAATTTTGTCCATGATTTCATCTTGATTTTTGAGCATTTCTTTTTGTAGGTTTATGACCATACCTTCAAGCCTATCTTTTGCATCTACTAGCATTGAAATCTGTTGGTTTTTTTTGTCAATCTCTGTTTTGAGAGAGTTAATGTCATCAGGTTTTGCTCCTATTATCGAGCTTATGATCAGTGGGATTGATGCAGAGATGGATCCTATCAACATTAGGACAGTCTCTTTGTTTGAATCTAATACAGGGAATTGCAACAATGTCACAATGATCCCCACAACAAAAAAGAAAATAAAGAGACTCCCTACATAGTGTCTAATCTCTTTAGCTACTCCGTTTCTTGGTAAATTCATTTTAGCTTGTCTTTTATTTGCAGTACAGTCCAGATAAGTGATGCTATAAGCACAAG